CGATATCCAGATATGGCTTAAATGTGCAGGACTTAATAAACCTTATACTACCCTTGCAGAAGTGTTAGCAGACAGTTCAACACTTGAAGCCCTTATAGCAGATTCAAACGCTGTTGATTATCTTGTCAGAAGTACAACGTGGGCAAGTGGTGTCACGGCTGATTCTTCCGCTATGTCCTATATAGGTCTGAACAATTATGCATCAGATGCATTGCTTGCAGACTCAACATGGAGGACTGCAATTGCCAATTCAACATATATTGCAAGTGTATGCAATGTAAAGAATCCAAACATGACTTCAAATACTGCTCCGAGTGGTGTTTGTTCTGGAACAACAAATGCAACAGGCAGTGGATTTTGGAAGTTGTTTAATGGTCAAACAAGCACATCAAATACGCAACAATGGAATTATCCTACTACAAATGATTATGTTCAATATTCGTTTGGCTATGGTGTAAAAGGAGTATGTGCACGTTATTATGCTGAAATATCTTACAATATGACAGTCAAGAGTAAAATTGCTAACCAATTTGTAGATGTTGCATCTGGAAACAGCAATTACAATGCATGGAAAAATTATATCTATAATCAATATCAAGAATCAGAAAATGGTGATTTTAGAATTAGTTTCCCTAACGTGTCAAACGATAGACTCAGAATATATCAGATAGAGTTTTATGGCAGAAAAGACGTATAAGGAGAAACAATTAATTGCTCTTGCCTGGTTCGAGAGTATCACTTGTATAGTAATCAGGCGTTGAAGGGGTGGCAACGATTAAACCACCCCATATAGAAAGGGGAATAAATGGATAAGCTCATTGTCGGACTTATCACATTAGCATTATTGGCTACGTTGATAATCTTAGAAAGGTATAGTAATGACACTTAATGAATTTATCGCAAATTTAACACTTGCACATGATGTTCCAAACTTCTATTGCAACAAGCCTGGGAAAAATCTCGGCTATCATTGGTCAGACGGAAGGTTTAGTTTTGACTGTTGGAATCTCATTAAAGCGGTTTTAGCAGGGTGGAACGCAACTAACCCCGTGGGGACAAATGTTGCCCCGACTGTTACGGGTGATATCACGGGATATCAGATGTTGCAGAAGTGTACTAATCGTTCAAAAGATTTTACTCAGCTTAAACAGCCCGGCACTTATCTGTATTTATCCACAAGTCCCCATGCCGGAGTATATCTCGGAGACTTTGAATATAACGGACATATCGTTAACGTCGTAGAGTGTACGGGTGCGTGGGAGTCAAAAGTACAGTATACCTACGTTGACGAAAAGGGCGGAAGATATCTTTACAAGGGTGGCCCGAAGAATAAATACTCATGGACTGACTACGGACTGTTACCGTGGGTAGATTATAACACAGTACCCGTATCACCCGTTGCGTATGGTGTAGACGTATCACGTTGGCAGAAGGGCTTTGATTTAAACTACGCACTTGCAGAAGGATTCAATTACGCGATCATCAAGGCGGGCGGTGCAGACGCAGGCTTTTATAAAGATTCACAGTTTGAAAACTTCTATCAGCAGGCTCTTAACGACAAAATGTATATCGGTGCTTATTACTTTGGGTGTGCATTTTCCGTTGAAGACGCAGTACGTGAAGCAAACTATTTCATATCTTACTTAAAGGGTAAGAGAATAGTCCACGTTTACTACGACGTAGAAGGGAAAATGCTTAATCAGGGATATCAACACTTAACAGATATCATCACAGCATTTTGCCAGACCATGATAACTGCGGGCTATGCTTGTGGAATATACACAAGTGAAAGCCACTTTAACAGCAGATTCAATGATAACGCGGTTGCGGTCTTCCCTCATTGGGTAGCGAAGTATTCCAAAAATCCCCCGAAGTTAAAGAGTATCGCGCCTATTGAAATATGGCAGTTTGGCGGTTCAACTAACTACGTAAGAAGTCCGAAGATACACGGGACGACAGTAGACCAGGATCAGATAAACATACAGTGGGTAGACAGCGGTTCTATTCCTGAGATAACAGAAGTTACGATCCCCGAACCTATTTCGAAGTCAGTAGATCAGGTTGCAATAGAAGTCCTTGCGGGATTATGGGGTAACGGAATTATACGGAAAGCAAAGTTAACATCAGCCGGATATAACTACAAGGAAGTCCAGGACAAAGTAAATGAGATCGTTGCTTCCCGTTCTGAAAAGAGAAAGACACATATAGTCGCGAAGGGTGAAACATTATCGGGTATCGCTAAGAGATACGGCACGACTTACAAGAAGCTCGCTGAGATAAACGGTATACCGAAACCCTATACGATATACCCTAATCAGGAAATCTATATCGCATAAGGAGAAGAAATGGAAAACGAATATCTCACAATTAACGAACACAAAGAGTTCTGTAAGCGCATGGAAGAAGAAGACGAAAGGCAGAATCATAGGTTGTCAGCAATGGAAGAAACCTTAAACAAACTTCTAAATATGTCAACATCAGTCGAACGTCTTGCAACGAACATGGAATATATGTGCAAGGAACAAGTCAAACAAGGTGAACGCCTTGACGAGCTTGAAAGCAGAGACGGTGAAATGTGGCGCACAATGATATCACATATCTTAGTATTGATCGTTGGTGGAGTAGTCGGGTTCATGCTAAAAAACATAGGACTGTAAAGGAGAGAAGAAAATGTTTGGAATAGTTGGTGTAGCAGCAATATCAGTTATTTGTTATGCAGTCGGTCTCAGTGTAAAGGTATCGCCCCTTGACAATAAGTATATCCCCGTGATCGTGGGTATATGTGGCGCAATACTCGGAGCCATAGGTTATGTCATTGGTATGCCGGACTTCCCCGCACAGGATATGATAACAGCGGTCGCAGTCGGTATTGTATCGGGCCTTGCAGCAACAGGCGCAGACCAGATTAAAAAGCAAATGAAGGGAGAGTAATAATGGCAGCAAAAGGCACAAACACAACAAGGAAAAAGAACACTTCAAACGTCGCAACACAGAAAGCTAATTCAGCGACTATGGCTGCGCGTTACTCTACGCCTACAAAGAATACAAGCAGTTCACGTTCATCAATAGGCAAGGCTGTTTCAAACGCTGTTAAGACTGCGACAAGCGCGGCAACATCAGCGGTAAAGCCTACCACAAGTCCGAGTATCGGTAGTTCAGTCTCTAACGCGATTAAGACTGCGACTAACAGCGTAACTTCAAACATACCTGCGGGCGCGGGATCAAGTTCAACTTCATCAAGCGTAAACAAGGCGGTAGCCCCTACCCCGGTAAAGTACGTTGACACTGTTAAACAGGAAGCAGACAGACAGAAAGCAGCGAACGAAAGTTATGTGAATAACCTTCTTACTCAGCTTAAAAAACAGGGTGGCGTATCGGGTATGCTCAATGCAAATACTAACGCTAATATGTCCCCTTCACAGCGTACTAATTCAATGCTTAATGTCCTTAGTAATCTTATCCCTGGTACAGCACTTGCGACGGGAATTTCGCCTACCCCTACAAATAACGCAAGGACTCTTTTACAGACCCTTGCTAATGACACTTCCAAAGAAGACAGACAAGCAAGCACAAATATCAACGATATGTTTTCGTATCAGCCGACAACAACTTCTCAGTCGGCAGCAGATATTTTTGCAAACGGGTATACCATGAACGACGCACAGAGAAGAGAAGCACAGGCCCGTCTCGGTCTCTTAGGCGATACAAGGCCTACTAATACGACTGATGCAATGATGGGTGATCCTCGTTTCATAGCACCGCAGAGAGGTAACGCTACACTTCAAGACGCGGTAGCACAGGCGGCAAGAAATACTCTTGTCGAGTCGGTTGATAATCCTAATTACAATGCGCCTTATATCGAAGTTCCGTCAGCACTTGCCGGAAGACCTGCATACGACTCGCTTGTAAATCCCCTTGCCGTAGTAAGCAAAGACAGTTTGGATAATAGTACCCCTAATGCAATGGCGGGCGATCCCCGTTTCATAGCACCGGCTGACGCTACTGCGTTAGGTGAAAGCGTCAGCAACGCAATAACTAACGCAACGGGAAGCGCGCCAAACAGTCTGATAAACGCATTATCAAACTTAGGTGACGGGGGCAGTTCAAGTTCAAGCTCAACTCGTAGTTATTCAAGATCGGGTTCAGGCTCAGGCTCAGCACTCGGAGACGGTTCTATTGATATATCAACACTGTACGACCTTCTTAATCAGAGACTCGGAGAGTACGACGCTAACTTTGATGAAATGATGGCGGCACTCATGGATAACTACAACATGAATTTCCAGTCCCTTGAAGACGCATACGCAGCAGCACTTAACAGACTCGGTGCTAACTATTCTGATACCGAAGCACTTCTGAACAGTTCTCTTGCGAATAGTCAGAGATCACTTGAAGACGACAGAACAAGGGCATTACAGGAAGCGTATATCGCCCGTATGATGCAGGAGAAAAACCTTGCAGATCAGCTTGACGCGTACGGATTATCCGGCGGTGCTACTGAGTCAGTCCTTGCTGATATGAGAAACAACTACAACAACAACAGAAATAGCATTGAGACGAAAGTACAGGAGTCGCTTAGAGAATTGTTACAGCAGTATTTGTCTAATCTTTCCGACGCAAGAGGAAGATACAACGACTCACTTCTCAGCGCAGAAACAAACCTTCTCAATGCGAGACAGAACCTTGCTAATCAAATGTCTCAGGCTCAGAACAATGCGATAAACACAAGGAGTCAGCAGAGAGCAGGTGCATACGAAGACCTTTATAACACTTTGGCTAATCTCACTATGAAGGGAATAAACTATGTCTAAATTAAGACTTGACCAGGCAAGAGCTTTAAATGAAACGGCAAGACAGCGTAAGTTAGAGTTAGGCAAGGCAATAGCAACATTGGGCGGGAGTAATTCCGCCCTTGTTCCTAATTATGCTTCAAATAATCCCGCGCCAACAGTGTCATTGCCGGTGCTTCAGAAAGCACTTGTTGACGCTTACGAAAACACAAACGCGAACAAACAGCAGCAGGCAGTCAATATTTACAACGATCTCAAAAACAGTCAGACCGCACGTAAAATGGCAAGCGTCGGTATCAATAGTAAGGAAGACTTACCCGCAAATATAACTACCCCTACTATTATGGGTATGAGTAATGGCGCGTATGGTATGCCTACTACTGAAATGGCAAAAGCCGGGATCACCCGTGAAGATTTGCAAAGATACTTAGACGAACAGACCCAAAAAGGAAGAGTTGAAAAGGCTGAAAAACTTGCAAAGTCGCATCCCGTTGTAGCAACGGGCGCAAGTATTGTCTCTAATCCGATAGAGTCTGGAATAAACATTATGCAGAAGGGTATCGACACATTGTCCGGCAAACCTATGCAGAGTAATCAAAGAATAACTGAGACTATGCGTGGTGGGGTTTCTCAGGGAATAGACAACAAAGTCGGCAGATTTGCGTACAATGTTGGAACAAGTGGTGCGGATATGCTTTTAGCGGCACTTATGACAGGTGGTTTTGGCGCCGCCCCCGCCGCAATAATGGGCCTTGAAAAAGCCGATACTACCATAAATGACGCTATTGATCGTGGGCTTTCACGTAATCAGGCTTTGGCAGAAGGCGTCGGGTCTGGTGCGTCAACAGCATTAACCGAAGCCATCCCTATGGGTATACTCGGTAAGGGTGGAAATGTCGCTTATGCAGCACTTTCAGAAGGTTTACAGGAAGGCGCAGAAGATATCGTTGACACTCTTATTGACGAAGCTGTTACAAAGACGGGTCGTAATCAGGACAGGTCTCAACTTCATCAAACTTACAATGCTTATAAGCGTGCCGGATATGCTGATAATGCGGCGCTTATAGCGACACTTCAAGATTATGGTCGTCAAGTTGGTATGGATATGCTCGCGGGCGCTGCGACGGGTGGTGTTCTCGGCGCGGGATCAAATGCTATCCAGGGCCGTAATATCTTTACAGGCAACGAAAGAAGAAATAATAGCGAAGAGACTAACACTGAGACAGAGACTAATACGCAGAACGAAATCCCCAGTCTTTCACAGATCGAACAGGAGAGAAATGCTCAGGCTAATTCCGATATGGAAATGCTTAGGCAAGCCCTTGCTAATCAGTCCGTTAACAATGAAAGTATTGATAACATAAACAGAAATGTTGATAACGTCAACGAAAACGCAAGGATCGAAAACTTAGTCCGTGAAACACAACAGGATATCGACTCACTCTTACGTGATATCCAGACGGGCAACATTGATAATCCCCGTGGTGCAGTTGAAAGTCTCATAAACGATATGCGTCAGACAGCACGTGATCTTCCTGAATTATCGGAAAGGTTTAATGAAATGTTGTCAAAATTTGCTGATGATGTAAAGCAGATTCCGAAACTTGAAACAGCACAGCCCGACACTT